AAGTATGTACACTAACTCTATCAGTTACAACTAGTTTTTCTGCTACAGCTACATTTCCTGAGAAAGAAGTATTAGCAGCTGTACCTGTTAAGAAAGTTGAATTAGCATATGATGCGTAAGAATCTAAATTAGCCTCAACAAGGTTAGCATCCCCACTACCGCTACCAAAAGTAGAATTAGCATAAGTAGCAAAAGTAGTTACTTCTGTATCTAAAGCAGTAATAGAAGTAGCGTTAGTCGCTACATTATCTTGTACTGTATTAATATTAGTTTCTAGAGTAGAGATAGATGAAGCGTTAGTTGCTACATTGTCTTGTACTGTATTGAGATTAGTATCAGTGGCAAAAGTGCTATTAGCGTAAGAAGCATATGTGTTTAAATTGCCTAATACACTTTCTACACGAGGATCGCCTCCAAGAGTAGCAAATGTTGAATTAGCGTAAGTACCGAAATTATCTGAGATAGTTTTATTAGTAGTAATAGTAGTAGCGTTAGTCGCTACATTATCTTGTACTGTATTAATATTAGTTTCTAGAGTAGAGATAGATGAAGCGTTAGTTGCTACATTATCTTGTACTGTGTTAATCTTAGTATTAGTAGCAAACGTTGTATTAGCGTAAGTACCTAGAGTATCTAGATTAGTAGAGTTAGTCGCTGCATTAGCAGAGACTGTACCAATTGCGTTTGTAAGAGTTACAGATAGATTAGCGTCATTACCTAAAGCTGCTGCTAACTCATTAAGAGTATCAAGGGTAGCTGGAGCGCTATCTACTAAACCTGCTATTTCTGAATCTACATAGCTTGTTGTAGCAAATGTTGCATTAGCATATGTTCCAAACTGATCTGCTATAGCTTTATTAGTTGTAATAGTAGTATTAGTAGTAGAAGCATAATAAGCAGCATTAGCCTGTACTAAGTTTATATTAGTGTTAGCTACAGAAGCATAGTAAGCCGCATTAGCTTGCACTAAGTCTATATTAGTATTAGCAGAATCAAGACCGTGAATAACATTATTAAAACGTTGTGCAACATTACCTGCTGCTGCTGTAAGTTCTGCGGTTGCTCCACCGTCTCCAGCGATTTGAATACCTGCACCTGTAGAAGAAGCAGAGATACGAGTAACTCCTCCAAGACGAATAGTGTTGCCCCCTAACCATAAATCTCTCCAGCCATTATAAGGACCGCCTAAATCTTGAGTACCGCTTACCTCTGGTAAAAAGCTTGATCCAGATTGTAGAATTACGTTGCCGTTGCTTGTTTGAATCATCGCATCGACATTAGACTGTACTGTATCAATATTAGTTTGTAGAGTAGTATGTGCAGTATTATTAGTTGCAGCAAATGAATGTAAATTAGACTGTACTAGATTTATACTAGCATTAGCACTAGCTCCTAAAGAGTGTACATTAGACTGTACTAGATTTATACTAGCATTAGCACTAGCTCCTAAAGAGTGTAGATTAGATTGAACTGAATCAGGGTTTGTTTCAAAAGTAGTGTTAGCATAAGAAGCAAATGCATCTAGTTCATCACTCAAGCTAGTTACATTACTTTGTACTGTATTAATATTAGTTTCTACGTTATTAAATCTTAAAGTAAGATTACCCGTGTCAGCAGCTAGTTGCGTTGTGTTACCAGCCCCATCATCTATTATAAAAGTACCACCATCATTAGATAAAAGTAGTCCGTCAAGATCAACTGTTGCAGCATCAACAAAGGCAGTTTTCCAACGTGCTGAAGCAGAACCAAGTGAATAAGCAGAACCTGTTGCAGGAATAAGATTACCATGAAGAGTAAGATTATCTATACCATCTGTAGTAACAATAGAATCTACATTAGATTGTACTGTATCAACACTACTATCTAAAGCAAAAGTAGTATTAGCATACGTACCAAACTGATCTGTTATAGTTTTATTAACAGTAATAGTGGCAGCGTTGGTAGCGACATTATCTTGAACTGTGTTTATATTAGTATTAGCTGTTGTAGCAAAGGTGTGAAGATTAGATTGTACAGGGTCTGCACCACTACCAAAAGTAGTATTAGCATACGTACCAAAATGATCTGTTATAGTTTTATTAACAGTAATAGTGGTAGCGTTAGTAGCGACATTATCTTGTACGATATCTATATTAGTATTAGCTGTTGCAGCAAAGGCATGAAGGTTGTTTTGAACTGTGTCAGCATCTCCAGCACCGCTACCAAAAGTTGCGTTAGCATAAGACGCAAAGGCATGAAGATTGCTTTGCACAGTACCAGCACTGCCAGAGCCTGAAGAAAAAGTAGCGTTAGCATAAGTAGCAAATGTATCTAAATTAGACTGAATTCCATTAATTTCAGAACCGCCAGTGATGTGTGCCTTTAAATTTGAGACTGACATACGACGAGTTGCAGACGATTCAACATCTACAACTACTAGCTGATCGGTATCCGTGAGATTGGCAACTCCTATCTGAGTGAGTTCAGATATTTTTTTATTAGCCATCCTTTACCCTTCCTAATCTACTAAACCTTTCATTAAAGATTCATAATTATTATTAACTTGAACAGCGACTGTTGGTTTCTCTTTTTTATGAACTGCTGATTCAACATCGTGAAGGTGTTTTAACCAGTCTAACAAATCTTTCTTAGAAAAGACTCCAGTCTCTAAGGCATCTTGCATCTTTTGATCGATCACAGAATTTATAAGCTGCAAGCGCTTTACTCGGTTGAGATATCCCTGGGTGACAAATACGTTATCAATATAAGACTTAACTTCTTTTTTCTCTATGATAGCAGCTACGCGATCTTCGCTTAAAGCGTAACTATCTGCTATATCAGAAATGCTCTTGCCACTTAAATAATCATTTGCAACAGAAAGAACTACAGGATCGATAGCGGGAGTATCGAGAGCTTTTTCAATTGCTTCTACTGTTGTTGTAGGTGAAATGATTTCAACTTCTGCTTTTTTCATTTTTTCTACCTTTGATTCTACTCTAAAATTTGGTTATACGCAAACTATAATTTTTTAGTTTTCTTGTAATAGGGCTGCACCGTCTTCTGAGAGTAACTGACCTACTCCGTCCTCAAGAAGCAAGAAACTTTGACCAGCGCCATCTTCTATGATCAAGAAGTTGCCACTTTCTGTTAATAAGAAACCGTCGCCGGCTTCTAATAAAATAAAGTTACCATCTCCTGTTGGACCAAATGCCTCAAAGTCATAGGTGATTTCAGCCACCACGTTTACAATACCATATGGTTCAAACAATCCCTCATCTGTGGAGACTGATAAGACACGTGATTCTACGATTGGTTGCGCGTTTGTATTTGTTTTAACATCGCGTAGACGATTGACTACGCGTTCTACATCTTCAGCTAAATCTTCACAAGCCTCAATGCAATTATCTTCCATGACATATCCGCGTATGTTGACGCGAAAACGTTCGTAGACTACTCCTCCCCCATAGTGCTCTCGCTGAAGACGACCAGTGGAGAAGCAGATGGTTGGAAAATCATTAATCTCTTGTAAAAACTTAAAGTCACGAAAAACATTTCCATAGACTAAAGAATTATAAGCATCTGTAGGAGGAAGAATTGTAATAATTGGAGCGGAGACGTATCCTGAACCGCCAGATATAATCTCAATTGAGGATACAGAGTCTTCGCCTGATAACACCTTTGCTCGTAAATCAGCGCCTGTACCTCCACCACCCGAAATTAGCACACGAGGATTTGACGCATAGTTTGATCCACCTCTAGTTATTGTGATTTCTGTTATCACACCATCTAACACATAGGCACGGGCTGTAGCGCGAACACCAGATGACGACCCCTGGATTATTCGAAGTTGTGTTTTTAGAGCATTTAAGATTTTAGTTTTTGCAGCAAGTGACGGCATGTACTATCCTTTAAACGCGTGACGCGAATTTTTTCTCGTATTCATATTTTATCTCATCCATTCCTTTTAGGATGTCCCACGTGGTACGCCATCCATCCACAGGATGGACTACACAGTCGGAGCGATTCGACAGAGCTTCGGCCAGGGGAGCGTCATTACCAGGTGGTGTACAACGATCGCCGAAGAACGTAATTGATTCTCCACGAAGATAGTCAAGAATTTGTGACTTATCTGATCCGCGTGCAGAGATATCGATTGAGGTTTCTCCTCCAACACGCGCTTCAATGCTTGGCCAACGAGAATTAATAGTTTTACAGAGCGCTTCGCGCTCGCGCGAAATTTTGTCCCACTCATAATAATGAGTTCGCTCTTGGCCCCGCGCATCACGCCCGACGATAGAAAAATTTAACATTCCAGGGCGTTCTTCTATGTGACGACCGTAGTGATGAATGTAATCACTCGAATACAGTGCGTGTTCCAAATGTGTGTAGAGATCATCAGGCGCTTTCCAAGATGAAGAAAAGTATGAACCTCCTTTATAGTAAACATCTGCTCCATTACAGTTAAAAGAATATGTGCATAGATTAACTAATGCATCACCTAGTTGTTCACGCGTCTTTTCAATATCTGAGCCTGTGGCTAAACACACTGTGTGTGTACGACAGAAACGCGTGAGCCATAGCTCGAAGCGTGCATCAATACGTTCACGAGAGGGTGTAAGTGTTCCATCTACATCAAAGATATAAATCATAAGTGACTTTCTTGCTGAGCAGCTTGATGTTTGCGTATCTCTGCATCAGTAACAGAGATACGAAGGGCCGTGGAGGAAAATCTATGATCCCGCTGATTGAAATATATTTCAATACCCCGATCTAGACATATCTGACGGCCAGTATAGTCGCGGTTGCGATATTCTTCTCCTAAAATTCTTACATTGATTTTTCTCATCTGAAGAATATCTTCTAAATCTCTTTCATGCAGATATGGAATGATTTCATCTACAAATGATACAGCTGAGAGTTGTGTGTGCCTTTCTACAATTGTTTGTACAGGACTATTTTTTGATGGACGATCTACACTTGGATCAATTTGAAGTGCACAAATTAGATGGTCACATTGTGACTTCGCGTCACGTAGCATTTCAATATGACCTGCATGTAGCAAATCAAAAGTTGATGCAGTTATACCTATTCGCATTATTTTCCCCTATATAAATGCTATTTTTGTGGTGCTTTAGTTCCGAACTTTCTTTCGTATGATGGGTCGTTTGCATACGCATCTGCCCATCTGTTTTCAGTGAATGTTGCAAAGTCGCTTAGATCTTCAATATCAGAATAGTTTTCACCAATCCACTTATCATGATCTGATAATACCTTTTTCATGTCAGCAATATCACGAGCCATATTAATTTCGTCTTCTAAAGCCATCTTACTAGTAAGCTCACTCACTTGACCCTTAAGTGTATCTATTGTTTGAGCTTGTTGAGCTGTCCACCATACAAAGGCTGATACTTGCATAACAATAGCGACAACAACACCGATTCCAAATTTCATATTCATAATATGTCCTTATTCCTGTTTATACTATACTTTATCATAAAGTAATTCTGCACCCTAGTCAAGCAAAAATTTCACATCAAAATAAAATGCAGGTTTTAGATGGTAGCGAATCTAAAAGTAAGTCTATAAAAAATATAAAGTATCCTGACTCTGCTATAAATTTTTTTGCATACTTTATAATATATATAGTAAAAATTTCCTATAAAACCATTGAATGGTGTCAATGACACGACCGGATCTGCCTGGTTTTTCTGAAATTTACCCTGTGAAAGGCTCTGGAGAAGGGCGCAGCGCGTCAAAAGATTGACAAGTCCTCATAACCGCCCCCTAGGGTGTCAAACGTTTGACACATTTAATTGCATTTAATTGCATTTTTTTTTAGTTTAGGGGTTTACTTATTGGGGCTGGCGTGCGATAAATAATTAACAGCAACGGAGGAATATCATGGCTAAACGGATCAAACTTACTTGGACACTTCGCGAAGCTTGCTTCACCCGCGATAACTGGACTTGCCGCGCTTGTGGTTGCCACGACGAAACTGGCGCAGAATTGCAAGGCGACCATATCGTGCCTGTAACTCATGGCGGCAAAAATGAGCTGGCCAATTTGCAGACACTGTGCGGCGTTTGCAACAATGCCAAGCAAGCTGTTTTAGTTAAGCTGCCAATTCGTCAAGCACCAGATATGACTATGACGCTCGGTCAATACAAGCAAATGATTAACGAAAACCGCGACGTTTTCCGCATTGCATTGAAGCGCAAGCGGATGAAAGAAAATCGCAAGGCGAGGGCGTAAGCCCTTGCCCTCGGGGGCTGGCTAACCTATTGATTTATAAGGAAAATAAAAATGATAAGTCATTGAAAACATTGAGAAAGAAAATGCATTTTTTTTACTCTTACCCCTTGATTTTTACCTCCACAATGCTTATATATAATATATAGAAAGAAACATTAACAGAAAGAAAATAAAATGATTAAAAATATTTCAATATTCGATCTTGACGGAACCATCATTGATTCCAGCCATCGCCAGATGGTCAAATCAGATGGCACGCTTGATCTTGCTAAATGGTTTGAAAATGCTACTGCTGAAAAGATTTTTGCAGACAAAGTTTTGCCACTGGCTCAACAAGTTCGCAAGCGTCAAAAGGCTGGCGATTATGTTCTTGTCTGTACTGCTAGGAATATGACGTTCGCAGATTTTGAATTTTTACAGAATGAGGGCATCTGTCCTGATAAGATTATCAGTCGCCCAAAAGGTAACATGGAAGCCGATGGCATCCTGAAAGCTAAACAGCTTCGTTCTCTTTTCAACTTGAAGCAATTCAAAAAAGCTTCAAAGGTTATGTTTGACGATGCCGCTTCGGTTCGTTCATCACTTCGCAAAATTGGGATCGCTGTTATTGATCCTGCTAAGATTTCAGAAAGGGTTGCATAATGATTAGATTGTTTATTGATTATCCTGTTGGGGCAACTTTTATGACCTCAATGATTGTTGGCTTTGGTTCTATCGCTGTCAACATCCTATCGCGTCACCTGTTAGGGTTTGACCTGTTGCTGTTTGTTCTTTACTTTTTGGGGTTAAAATAATGTTTGGATTTCTTGGGACTGTTCTCGTTGTCGCTCAAATGATCATGCTGGCTATTGGTCAACCTGCCGAGATAGCTTTGACGTTTGGGTTGTTCGCCGCTGTTTGCTGGATGCTTTACGCAATCCAGCAACGCGATCAATGGATTTTATACACCAACACTTTCATTTTCGGTGTTGCCACGTATGGATTGTTCTTTTAATTCAATGGCTTACGGGCGGCCGGGGGGTGGCGTAACCCATTGTTTTTATTGGATAATTACCCCTATTAGCGCCGCCTGGAACAAAACGTGAACAAACCAAAGCGCTAAGCCATTGTTATTGTTAACAAATAAAAATGACAAGTCCTTGTTTTTATTGGAAACTATTTTCACTTTACCCCTTGAAAAATGGGGTGAGAATGCTTATATATATACTATAGAAAGAAACATTAACAGAAAGAATAAAAAATGAAATACAATACAAAAATTGCTACTACTCTTCTCAATAAAGGTTTTACTCTTGATTGTTCTGAAAACTTCTTAATCTCTGAAATTTTCAAGATTGTTTGTGAAGATTTTAAAACTAAAACTCAAAGATCATTTATTATGAATGATCCAGATTTTATTTCTGATGTGCTAGATGAACTAGCATAAACCACTGATTTCATTGATAAATAAAAATGACAACCTATTGAAAACAAACAAAACTATTTTGCACTTTTTACTTGACTTTTAGGTCAAAAGCTACTATATTAGATATATAAACAATTAGAAGGAATCTAAATTATGACTACATTTTACACAGCTGGAAAAGTCTGGCACAACTCTAAATTTCAAGATTTGAGAGCAAAAGGCTTTCCTGTTCTCGCTCGTTGGATTGATTTGGATAATGATAGCGATTTTGTCTTGAACAAAAAAGATCAGCTTTGGAATTTATGTTTTGAGGATGTGCGTGATTCAGATTTCGTTTTGCTTTATTGCGAAGATGAGAGCGAAGAACAACGCGGCGCGTTGGTCGAAATTGGAATGGCTTTCGGTTTTGGTAAACCAGTCTATGCGGTTGGTGCTTGCAAAACTATAAAACCGAACGAAATTTCAGATGTTGCATTTACTCACTTTGAAAAATTCCATTGGTTGCCAACTAATGACCTTACAAAAGGTGCTATGATGGCAATGGAAATAGAGCGCAAAAAAGCGCAAATGATAAAAGAACTTAACTTGGAGGTCGCATAATGCCTTATATCCCACAAAAACGCCGTTCCGAAATTAACAATGAATTGACTATTGTAGGAGATCAATTTCTACCGCAAAATGCTGGTGATCTAAATTATTTGGTTTCACAATTCATTGACAATTTTCTAGTCGAAAAAGGTCTACGCTATGCTCATATCAATGAGATGATTGGTGCGCTAGATTGTTGCAAAATGGAACTCTATCGCCTTATAGCTGAACCATACGAAGATGATGTCATGGAAAAAAATGGCAAAGTCTATTATTGCAATTCTGGAGATACTGGAGAGGAATACTAAAATGACCTTGCATAAAGATACTATTTTTGCTGAACTATGTTCACTATCTGCTGATCAGATGGAAGATATGATTGAGGTTTTGCACAATAGCAGAATCCCAATCTATGCACCTGCCTTGTTATCATGGGCGGAAGATGCTTTGCTTGAATTAAGAGATGAGGAAAATGAAGAATGAAAAATTCAATTTGGATTGTGCTTGACCCACATGGTGAGCAGTTAGATATGTGTGCTGATGAATTGACAGCGTACGCAGTCAAAAAACATTGGGATTCTAAACTATTTGAATCCTGCCGCGTAGTCGAAAGAGTGTTGACAACTCGCGCAGATGTTGAAAATGTAATAATCTTCACGCCTGAAGATTTAGACATGGATGACATGGACTTTATGATAGAGGTAAGATTTGACTCATAAAGTCATATAAATCAAAGGGTTACGGGGGCCCCCGGAGGCCGGCTAAGTGCTTGAATTCGTTGACTAAATGTGTTGCATAAATACAACACTTTCTGCTTTTTACGAAAAAAAGACATTCACAACGCATTTTTTGCTTTACTTTACTGAAAAAATATTGTATAACTATATATATCAAATGAGAAAGAGCGTTAAGAAAGGCCATGTGGCTAGTCCTGAAAATGGAAACCTCATTTCTACCAACCATATAAGGATGTTAAATATGGAAAAGAAAAATGTAAATTATACTGTTGAGATGACTGCTAAAGCGGTTGACCTTTATCAAGAGGGTGCGACTGTTGACCAGATTGCTGATGCTATCGGTAAATCTGTTCGTTCGGTTCGCTCAAAGCTGGTTCGTGAAGGTGTGTATGTAGCGCAACCAAAACCAGCTTCAGCAAAGAAAGCTGATGAGCCTACGAAAAAAGAGCTGATGATTCAGCTTGAGGAAGTGGTTCCATTTCCTACTGATGGTCTGATGGGTGCGACTAAAGCCTGTCTGATGGCTATCTTGTCTCATTACGAGCAATAAAATAAAATGGGCAAGCCTAACGGCTTGTCCTCTCTACTTCTTGTTAGGATGATGATTATGGAAAAAAATTTAGAATATCTTATTCGCTTGAACCAATTAGCTGAAACAGTTTATGCAAATAAATTTCGTATTGCTGTATTATTAGAAGGTCGTGACGGTGCTGGAAAGTCTGGAACTATTCGAGAACTAACCAGATATCTGCCACCATACACGCATCGCGTTATGCCATCATTTATGCCAACAAAACGCATGATGAAAGCATGGCTTGCTGGCTGGTCTAAACTAATGCCAAAGCAAGGCGAGATTGTTTTCTATGATCGCTCTTATTATTCGCGTGCTTTACTACAACCTGTTATGGGTTGGTGTTCTGAAAACCAATATGATAATTTTATGAAAAAAGTTATAGAGTGGGAACAAGAGCAGCCCATTCTATTTGTAAAACTATGGCTTTCTGTTGACGAAAATAAACAACGCAATTTATTAAAGCGTAGAGCTAATGACCCTTTACGTTATTGGAAATACAGTCCTAATGATGAAAAAGCTGTGTCAGCATTTGATAAACTTACTGTCAAAAAAGAAAAGATGTTTGAACTTGGTGGCTGGAATATTATCGACATGGAAAACCGTTTTGCTGGTCGTAATCAAGCATTAAAAACTGTTGTTGAAAAAATCGAACAAGAAACTAGCCAAATCGTTTAGAAAAATCAAGGACTTACAGGCGGCCGGGGTGTCGAAATTATTCAATGATTTCAACTACTTATGCACCACCCCGGCGGCGGCGTAAGTCATTGATTTAATTGGGAAAATGTGTTGCATATATGTCACACTTTGGAAGAAATAAGAAAAAAACGCACAAAAGACGTATTTTTTTCTTGCAATACCTTGAAAATGGTGCTATAAATACCTATATATAATAGGTAAACAGAAAAAGGAACTTTACCAAATGGCTAACTATATTATCTCAATCACTGCCAACGATACCACTCTTTTCAAATCTGGCTGGACTGGTAATCATCGCTTGGATGATGACGGATTTCCAGAGGGTCGCTTCAAAGAATTTTTGCGCTCATATGGTCGCAACGGCTGGACTGTTAATTTTCACAACTGCTTGGTTTTGGATGATGATCGCAAAACTTATTTGATCGAACAACTGTCGCAAATTATGATGGCTAAAAAAGGTCTTGATTTTTTCAAAGCTCAAGCTGATGCGATTGCTGTTGGCGTTAAATCTGGATGGACTGAAATTTTTGCTGTATCACTTAACCAGATCAGAGGATATCAAGGCAAGGCTGTTCAAATTTGCAAAAAGCTGAATTGGAACTTTCGCAAAATTCAAAAATACATACGCGACTTTTGTCGCAAACATTTCGAGGCTGATAATTATGCAGAATATAAATACGGAGAAAAAGTTTATCGCACAACCCCATTTAATCGTAAAAAGCCGCGTTGGGATACACGTTCTCAGAAACAGACAAGCATTGAGAGCATTACGAAAAACTAAACCTAATTTGAAAAAAGGAAAATAGAAAATGATGAAAATTGAAAATATCCGTTTTGACGAGATCGAAAATTTCACTTCAGACGAATTGCATGAAGCAATTTTGGTTTTGGAAAATGCTCAACCCTCAGAGCGTCAGGCGCAGCTTCTAAATCGTGCGCTTGATGTAGCTGATGAGCGTGAGCAATGGGAAAATGACGGCCAACCAGATTGGGCGCAAGAATGGGAAGATTTTGGGGAAGTCTATGACGACTGCCCAGAATACATTTAAGAGGTGATAGGATGCAAAAATTTCGCTTATTTCTAGAAATCGTTAGAACGTGCGTACCAATCGCAATTCTTGTTTTACAAATCTTTATTCTGAAAGGCATGTCGCTATGATGAAAAAAATGTTAATTGGAACCTATCTTGCTTATTCTGTTGCAACAGATACAATAATTTGGGGTGGCGCTTTATACTGGCTGATTTTTAAATAAAATCAGGGGGTTGCGAGGCGGCCGGGGGCGCCCGCTAAGTCATTGATTTAATTGGATATTTTAATTGTATTTTGTCGCATACTGAACACTAATAGTCGCATAGAGGAAAGCAGAAACTGAAAAACCTGCTATATTAATATCATGATGAAGAAAAAGATAAACAAAAGAAATCCTGTTGCTCGTGAGGTCAAAACTCTGCGCCCAAAGATTATTGCATCTAAAAAGTGTTATGATCGTAAGCGTCAAAAGATTGACGCGAAAAACTGTGATATGTCAAATTAAAGACTTGACTTTTGTTTATTTTTATGCTATATTCTATTTATAAAATGATGTTCAACTCTTAGACAAAGGATGATAATATGTCTGAAAAAAATGTAAACTACACACCTGAAATGACTGCTAAAGCAATCGACCTCTACCAAGAGGGTGTTTCAATTGACGAAATCGCAGATGCGATCAATAAGACTGTTCGCTCTGTTCGTTCAAAACTCGTTCGCGAGGGTGTATATGTCGCCCAACCAAAAGCGACTGCTCGTAAATCTGACGAGCCAACTAAAAAAGAGATGCTTCGCGATTTAGAAGATGCTCTGCCTAACGACTTTCCTATCACTGGCATGATGGGTGCAACTAAGGAAGCAATTGTTGCTTTGATGGGTGTCATCAAACAATAATGCTTTCGAGGGAGGCGAAAGCCTCTCTCACTCTTTTTTATTTTTCTTGGAGGATGCTCTATGCTTATTACTAAAAAGTCAATTATTTCTGGTGTAACTACTTCTCGCGAGATCGACATCTTGCCAGAAGATCTCAAGCGTTGGGAAGCTGGAGGCGTTCTGATACAGAGCGTTTTTCCTCATCTGTCTGATGACGACAGAGAGTTTCTCATGTCTGGCATTACGCCAGAGGAATGGGAAGAGCATTTCTCTGAGGAAGATGAATATCCAGATCAAGACCATTATGACGAATGGGACGAAGCCATTTGGCGAGACGAAGACCGAATAGGTCAACGATTACAATGACTTACGGCCGGCCGGGGTGCTGGATTTTCCTAATGATTTCAAACAGATAGCAGAACAGCTGTGACATTTTTGCCACACCAACTACATAAAATGCGTTCAAAGGTCATTTTGTGCTTGCAATCTGGTGATTTTTCCTGTATAACTATACATAAGAATAACAAATAAGGAGAAAATCTTGAACACAGTTTTTATATTCGATTTAGATGGAACAATTATCAACTCTGAACATCGCACCCCTCGCGATAAGCAAGGAAAGCTAATCTTAAATGAGTGGTTTCGCCTTGCAACATGGGATAATATCGAAAAAGATACACTGCTTCCACTTGCTCGTCTGTTTAGATTTCTAAAACGTAGACATGCTCCAATGCTGGTTTGCACTGCTAGAACTCTAACAGATGCAGATAGACGGTTTTTTGCTAAACATGCAATAGGCTGTAAATTCACACTCTCTAGACCTAAAGGCGATACTCGTCCAGACGGTCAACTTAAAAGAGAAATGCTTGAGGAATTTTTCTCAACTCGTTGGCAAAATCATAAAAAGATTATGTTTGACGATAATCAAGAGGTGTTGCGAGAGGTTGCTAAAATTGGCATCATAGCTCGCGATGCTGTCAAATCTAACAATCACATGGAGGTTGCGTTCGCTAATGGCTAAACAAATTTTTGGAAATAAAACTGGAATCTGCACGATATGCGGCATCAATTGCTGGGATACTAACAACGGTCAACCTATAATTTGGCCTTGTGGGGTTAAGTCTTGTCCTTATGAAACTGCTGAACAACAATCGCAGATTGGCTTAAACTATTCGCGCTCAGATATAGGCAACTCGCTACAACTTACGATTTATCAAAGCTAATCAATGGGTTAGCAAGGGCCCGGGGCCCAAATAGTCAAGGAAAACAATGCTTCAGATGGTGTTGTTAAACCAACAAAATGAAATGAATTCAACTACTTCCCCACCAATGTTAATCCTTGATTTTTACTTAGCGTCCATTCTTCATCCAACATCTTAAAAGCAGTTCCTACCTGCGCCAGTAGTAGTTCGACGATTGTCAAGTAAAAAGTCAACGCAAATGCCAGTACGTGTCCAAATAAAGTGAAGTCCTATATGCACCGCCCTAAGTAGTAAATCTTCGAAGTATTTTCTCGAATGGTTCCTAACGCGCCGCCATCTTACCACAAGTCCCCCCTCGTTGTCAAGTAAAAAATGAACGACAGCGCAACTAAATGTGTAGTCCCTATAAAATTATTTGATCTAGTGTCGCACGGCAGTGCGGTCATTTAGTTCTTGCAATCTCGTCTCCAATATGTTACTCTCTATATAACAAATGAAGAAAGAAGCGAGATATTCTAGAAAAAAGCACACACAGATCAATGTAATTTTTCTCTTGCTCTTTGCTAAAAGTTTTGATATATTATATATAGAGAATGAGGGAAGGGAACGCCTCACAACTGTTCCCACCGAAGAGATAGCTGTAAGGAGATGTAATATGGCTGATACACAAAAGGCAGTAAACTATACTGCAGAAATGACTGCTGCGATTGTTGAGCAGTACCAGAACGGCGTAGAGATTGATGAGATCGCTGCGTCTATTGAAAAGAGCGTGCGTTCTGTACGTTCGAAACTCGTCCGTGAGGGCGTGTATGTAGCGCAACCTAAAGCTGCTGCGCGTAAGCAAGATGGTCCTACGAAGAAGGAAATCTTGCGCGATCTCGAAGCTACTGGCTTCGATGTAGTAGGTTTTGAAGGTGCTACTAAAGATGCACTTGTGCGTCTGATGGGCGTAGTAGCCCAATAAGGGGGAACTGAGGGGAGACTTTGTCTCTCCTCTTTTTTTTAACCGCTCGCGCACTACGTGCGCTCTAAAAAAGACGAAGTCTTATTTTAGCAAGTCATATATTCCCCATAGCAGTCATAGTCTATCCCTCCCACCTCACCCTTTTATCATAGCATATAAAAAACCTACATGCAAGTGCATTGTGGGCGCACTTCGTGCGCACGCAGGCTTTAAAGTAAAAATATGTGCTATATTGTAAAAAAGATCAAAAATATGCAAAAATATCGAAAAACGGCAGTTTTTCTCTAGTACAACTATAGTTAAAAAACGGAGATTTTTGCACCCGCTCAACAAAAAAAATTAACGGCGAGCTTGCACGCTGCGCCACGATTGCGAACTCCGTTCGCGGTTGCTTTGAGCGATTATTCTGATGAATAAATCAAGCCTCCTTCGTCGGCTTTGAGAGGAGATATAGTTTATTTTCAATCAGTATAAATTATGTTAGACGCTCCGCGTGAAGATTCATTAACATTGCAAGTACATATACTACAGCACCCTTCGGGTGCCACGCGTTGGAACATCATAGTTGCAACTTCGTTGCCTTGCGTAGTTCCATAAACGCGATGAAACATAGAGTGAACATAGGGATCATAAGTGGAAGCTCCGCACTCCAGCGTTCATCTAGTAGTTTCGCTACTTGATTTCTCTAAACCCAATAGTAGAGTAACATAGATCAAAAATTTGTGCAAGTGTGAAAAGTTCATATAGCATGAAATGCTACGGCAAATGCAGTCAATAATATTTCATATAGTAGTGCATTTTCAATTTTTAAAACTGGCACTGTTGATTTGAACGGAGTTCAAACTAGTAGTAAAGTAGAGTAAAATATCTAAAATTAAGATTGGACTGCTGTACAGATCTGTGTTAAAGTAGTTAGAAGATTGGAGGATTAATGAGTAAAAGACTACAAATAACCCGTTCGGCTAATGCAACTGCTGTTCTTTCTAATGGAGAGATGCAGTGGGACTTTGCTAGTCAGAAGCTGCGCATCCATGACGGATCGACAGCTGGTGGTCGTGCTGTGATAGACATGACGCAAACAGGCTTTGGATATGTCTTTCCAACTCCCTTGGCTGCTGGAGGAGTTGACTGGTCAAGTCCCACTGAAAGCAAAATAACTGCATCAGATGCACAAGGATTTGATTATTTTGGTTCTTCAGTATCAATAAATAGTGATGCTACCTATGTTATTGTTGGTGCACGTCAGGAAAATGGTGGATCAGGTGATCCAATATCTAATGCTGGTGCTGCTTATGTCTATGTCAGATCTGGTTCATCTTGGTCACAACAAGCTAAAATAGTTGCATCTGATGCACAAGCATCAGATTATTTTGGTTCATCAGTATCAATAAATAGTGATGCTACCTATGCCATTGTTGGTGCATATAATGAAACCGGTGGAGCAGGTGCAGTTTATGTCTTTACACGATCTGGATCCACTTGGACTCAGCAACAAAAATTAACTGCATCTGATGCGGAATCAAATGATACTTTTGGTACTACAGTATCAATCAATTCTGATGGTAGTTATGCTATTATTGGTTCACCTTATGAAGATACTGGTGGAACAAATGCTGGTGCTGCTTATGTCTTTAGCAGATCTGGTTCAACTTGGACACAACAAGCTAAAATACAATCATCAGACATAGCAGCAGATGATTATTTTGGTATCTCAGTAGAAATCAATTCTGATGCCACTTATGCTATTGTTGGTGCTAACTATGAAGATACTGGTGGAAGTAATGCTGGTGCTGCTTATGTCTTTACACGATCAGGTTCTACTTGGACACAACAAGCTAAAATACAATCATCAGATATACAGGCAAATGATAATTTTGGAGTTTCAGTTTCAATTAATTCTGATGCCACTTATGCTATTGTTGGTGCAACTGCTGAAGATGGTGGAGCAGGCGATCCTTTATCTAATGCTGGCGCCGCTTATGTCTTTAGCAGATCTGGATCAACTTGGTCACAACAAGCAAAAATAGTATCAGATGACTTACAATTTGTAGATAATTTTGGTTGGGCTGTTGAGATCAGTGCTGATGGTAATACTGCTATTGTTGGCGTGCCTGGAGAAGACGGCGGAGCTGGTGATCCATTAACTAGTGCAGGCGCGGTATATGTCTTTACAAGATCTGGTTCTACGTGGTCACAACAAGCTAAAATAGCATCATCAGACATAGCGGCAGGTGATAGGTTTGGATATTCGGTCTCAATCAATTCTGATGGTACTTATGCTGCTGTTGGTGCATGGTGGTCGCCGGTTGCTACAAAAGCTGGTGCCGCATATATCTATGAAGCAGGTTAATAACTAAAATTAATTTAATAAGGAATTAGAAATGCCAAAAATTAAAGTATTACGCGGAAATACATCATCACTCGCAAACTATGCTGGATCGGCAGGAGAGATTGC